GAACCGAATTCCCAGTACTAACTGGTTCTAATAGCAGTTCTGCTGATCAATATCAACGATACGATTATGATATCGTAAGGATATTAGCAGCTACCTCACCTAGAAGAAATGCGAATACTGTTACGATTCAAACTCTTGATATGAATATAGACCCAACATATATGGATGACTGGGCAAACGACAGAGATGAGATTTACGAATCTGGTAGTATAAAACCAATTATACACTCAACAAGTCCTCATTATGATGCATCAAATCGAAATGATAAATTTTCTCTAAATAATCTTGTAACATTTGGTGGGTTTGCAAATCCGGGTCAAGAAAACGAATACGGTATGAAAAGGGGTATGCATATTTATGGAAACATATATCCTGCAGGTTGGCCAAAGGGAGAAGATTCCGGCTTTCCGGAAGATCTAAAAGGCAAACATTGCACACTTGGTCACCCTGTCACTCGTTGGGGAGACATGTTTATTCACGATGATCGATATATAAAATGGGGTACCCAAGCTTTCTCTGGTTCTGATCCGGGCTTTTACAAAGGTTATTATTTGGATAACCCAACAACAGCCTCAGCGAGAAACCAATTTAATAGTGTTATATTAGGTTATAATTCTGCATCGGCATTCTTAGAAGTAACCGGAGCAACCTTTTATTTAGATGACGGCTTGAACGTAACTGGTTCTGGGTATATAAACTTTGGAACAACCAAAGGGACATCAGGTTACGGCTTTAGAGATAACGCTGGGACACTTGAATTCAAAAATAGCGGAGGGTCTTGGACTGAATTTGGAACTGGTACTGGTGACTCAACTATCGGAGAACCGGAAGACGGAGTTTATTCTGATGGTTTGTTTGAAGATTTAACTTCTTCAATGGCTGTTGGTATTCCAATCGATAGATACAATGAAGTTCTCAAGATTCTTGCACCAAGTCCAGCTCCAGCATTGAGCAGAATAGATTACACCAATCCTGTTGGTTCAAGTGCGAAACTGTCTTTTGATGCTAGTAACCAAATAACAGATTACGCAAACTCTTCAACCAACGCAGGCTTTAGTGCTGTGGCGGAAGATGGCTTATATGAGTCTGCAACTAGTGGAAACAATCAAAGGCTTGGAATTTACGACGGTACTCAAGATATCCTAGGGGTTCTAAACTTCAATGTCGTGGCTTCAGTTACAAATGGTCAAGTAGCATACTCAGCAGATTCTTTTGGAAATGCCGAGACTGGTTCTTTGAAGTTAGAACTAAATGGAGCTGTTGTACATACAGTTAATTTAGCTTCTCATGGTTCCGGAAATAGTTATCTTAATACTACTGGTTCTGGCTTTACAAGTTTATCTGTTACATCATCGACTTTAGATGGCAATGGTGCTGAGTGGTATATATTCAAATACCGAACGGGTCAATATAAAATTGACACACTTGATCAAAGAGCTGGTTGGAATTACGCGAGAATTGTACATACTGTTGGTGCAACCAACTATGCTACAAATTATGTTGAATGGATGAACGACCCAGATGGTTCAGCTTTGGCACTATCAGTCACAAACCCAAGAATTGAAGAAGTAAACCTTATTGGTTCTAAATACGTCTCTGGTGTGCAATACAATACTGATCTTACAGCGAAATACAAAGTCGACATAAACAATATGTACAGAAACGTATATCCGGATGGCAATGTTATAACATTCAATAGAACAAATGCAGATGCCATAACCGCTCAGGATTTAGATCCTATAGGAGCATCAGAGGATGAAACTAAAAAAGTACAAGTAACGGCAAGCGTTAACAACAATCAAAACAAACTATTAAACGGTACCATTACTGTTTCTATCAACGCTACACATCCATTAAAAGCAAATCTATCATCAGCTGGAACTGCAACATTAACTGGTATGTTAATCGACAATGATACCAGTGGACCCAATTCAAATACTACTGAAACATTTATTGATGAAGACTTTAGAATCAAATCGGCATCATACGACTCTCAGTCAGACCTGACGGGTAGTGCATGGAATTCACAAACTATTATGACAGGCTCTAATGTGGATGGTCATCAAGATGGATTGTTATTTTTTAATAGAAGATTGTTGGCTCCTAGATCTCATGCTTCTGCTGTTTATCAACTGCCTGCATCTGGGAACTTTTCGTCTCTTGCCAATGTCAGCGCAGGTAATCCGAATTATTATGGCACAACCGGTTTGAGAACATTTTTTAGAAAGATACAAAATACAACATCAGATCCTGTTTATGATTTAAAAATTACAATGGAAAAAGAAATTGCTTCTATTCGAGATAACATACCAGACAATAACGATATAGATATGTACGTAAAGATCCCCGGAAAAACTGGTTGGATGAAGTCGTGGAGTAACTTTGTCTTTGGAAGTGTTTCCGATGGTGATGGGGCATTAGTTAATGGAGCTAGCGACAACAGCGGTATCGCTAGTCAAGCAGCAGTGACTGCCTCACACTGTGTAACGTTTGGAACGGCATCTATAGCTGCTGGGGATTATGCGGTTGTTAAAATCGCAGCCAGTGCTGGTTGGTGGGGATATGTAAAAAATCTACAGTTTCAATTAGGAGCTTCCGATGTTTCCGCACCCACTGAGTCGTTTGTATTGGATGATATAGATTTAGACGATACAAATGGCGAGACGGCAAAACTATCCTTTGGTGCTTCAAACGGAGTACATGGATATACTAATGTCGCTGGTGGTAAAGGTTCTATGGGCGCTGTTAATTCAAACGCTGTTTACACAGATAACAATGACACCAACCGAGGGGTATTTAAGACAATAGAAATCATGGGCGGGACACTAAATGAAGATATTAGTGAAAGTCAAGCTGGTGCTTTCTCAAATTATTCAGCAAAATCGTTTAAAAATGCCCACACAGGCTCACTACTACTAATTGTGAACGATGCAACAGCCAGTACACTAGATTTATCAAACCTCACTGCTCATAACAACCTATCTTCAAACACAGGCTTTACTGTTAGTGTTGTAGATTATTCTACCACAACAGACGGAATACCAGACTACACCAAATCTTACAGAACGGGAACATATAGTATCGGAGCAGGTTCACAAAGATCAGGTTGGAACTATGCAAGAGTCTTACACAGAATAGGAGCGACAGACACTCCAACAAACTACGTCCAATGGGTTGTCGACACATCTGGTGCTGTTGACAATACAGCAGTTACAACCCCAACTCTTTCAGACTTTGGACACACAGATATATATTATCAATCTGGTATTAAATATTATGCTTCGAATCCAACAGCTAGTTTTGATTTTGAAGCATCAAACTTTTATTCAAATGTTTATTCAAACGAATCAAATGCCATATCTTTTCCAACAACAACAAACTGTCAAGTAACAAACATCAGAGCCGTTGGAGCTGGAATAACAACTTTTGATAGTGCAGTCTCTCAAACAGGAATGCCGGCATTAAACAATGCAGCAGACTGCGAGGTAACAACTATACAAGTAACAGGAACTTTACGATATGATGGGGCAACTCCTTCTATCTTTGGAGATTTGAGTACTTTTAATGATTATGACACAGCAGTTAATGCAACAGTATTGCATCCTCTGAAATCAAATAGAACGACCTCGACAGCTAATAAAAATAATTTGATGGTATATTCTGGCTCTATTGGAAGTACAAACTTAAACACAGAAGAGTATTTCAACACAGAAACTTACAGAATTGTTTCCGGAAACTATGCAAACCAAGCAGATATAACGGGATCATCACAAGCATGGAATTCTCAGACGGCTATGAATAATGGTGGTAGTCATGATGACGGTATGGTTACGGCTGCTGGTTATGCCTTGTCGCCTTTTAAAATCGGGGTGGCGGGGAATACCGGACATGCCTCTTTGCAAGCACCGGCTGGTAATCCAGACTATTCTTCACTAACAAACAACACCAGAACATTTTACAGATATTTCAGAAATAACTCCGGAGTTCTTCAGCAAAATGGTTTAACTATAAGTATTTATGGTGATGCAAACCTATTGGCCAAAAGTGGTCCTTCGAGAACAGGCACACTAGGGGCAAATAAAAATATATTTGTTGAACTCAAAGTTTCAAATGATCCTGCTTATACCGGTGGGGCAAACTTATCAACTGGATGGATGGATGTTGTAAAATCTTGGGATGATACCGAAGATGCAACTGTTGATGGCGCTGGGCTTGCTCACGGATCAGTTACCCAAGCAGTTACGCCGGGATCACCATCAACAGTCAATTTGGAATTTCAAACAAAAGGGATTTACAACAATCAATATTTTGTAGTAAAGATTAGTGCTCACAAAGATTGGACAGGATATCTTTCTAGAATCAGGATGGTGTATTGATGTCAGCAGAAAAAATAGATAAAACGCTCATAAACATTGCTGCTAAGAAAGCTCTTGGGAAAGCACATACTTCTAATTTGAGACAGACTCAAAACGAAGGGTATCCGTCAAACGTTCAGATGACTACTGATACCACATTTGGAGAAGCTGTTCCAAACACAGTAAATACTGATAGTTTTTACTCAATACAAAGCAGCTCAGTAGAATATATAGAGTTTGATGTTGTTAGTATAGCAGGAACAGATTATGACGAAGACAGCCACTCAGGAACTGGTGGTTCTGAATCTTCAGACAACACTCATCATGGTTATGAATTACGCTTACCATCAGACTATGTTGTCAGCTCCTCTAATTCAAATAAAGGCACTGGTTACTTCACAAATAGTCAACCTTTATATAGTAGTAGAGGAAAGCTGCAATTAGTTCCTCCTTTAATGTCAAGCATAACAAGTGGTAATAAATATAATTTAACTTTATACGACCAGACCAACACAAGGATAATGCCCGGAGATAACATTGACTGGACCATTGATTATTACAATGGAATTATTTTTGTTCAAGATTCACAAACTTCGAAGGTACCAACGAAAGCCAGAGCTTTTCTTTATATTGGAAAAATGGCCAACACTATTATTTCTGAAGCTGGTGGTAGTCTAATCGTTAAAGACGAAGGTTCCAGTATAACAACATCCGCAACGAGTCTTGATTTTGTCGGAGCTTCAGTTGTTGCAAGTAACAGTGGAAACAATGTTACAGTAACTTTATCAGACAGTGTTTATACTAGAACAACAGTAACAACAACTATAACATCTTCTGCTTCAAGTAAGATCCTCGCAGTTTCAGCGTCATCTGCATTAGATATAAGACTACCAGCCGCAACAGGATTTTCTAATGGTCAACATTTTATAATCAAAGATGAAGCAGGAAATGCAAATACAAACAATATTACCGTTAGAACGTCTGGAGGTGATACTATTGACGGGCAAAGTTCAATTGTGTTAGAATCACCCTACGCAGCGGTCAATCTTTATACAAACGGAAGTAATAAATTCTTTATCTATTAAAGTAGATACGCATTCATTTTAACTATTTATATCGAAATGGGCGTACGCGTCCATGAATCGTTATATTCGCTATAATGATTCAGCTATTATATCTATGGAGGATTAAAAAATGGCTTATAAATTTCTAATTGGAACAATGAAAACCGTTGGTACTATTGATGTATCTGGTGGTGACATTGATCTTCCAAACAACGCAGTAGATGAGGCTGACATTAGCAACTCTGCTGTTTCAAATGACAAACTTGCTGGTTCAATTGCTGATTCAAAGTTGTCTCAAATCACCACAGCAGATAAGGTTGCCGGTTCTGCTGTTCAATTGTCCGCTCAAACGGCTATTGAAAACAATACAGGTCTTCGCTTGAAATCAGCTATTGCTGGTAGCGGTCTTGCCTTGAGTGCTGCTCAGGTTCTTTCTGTTGAAGTTTCTGGTGCTTTAAAAATTACTGGTGACAAGGTCGGTCTTTCTGGTTCATTTGCAGGAACTGGGCTTGAATATGATGGTGGGGTTGACTCTATTTCAAGTCTTTCCGTTGAACTTTCTGACACAGGTGGTCTTCAACATAGTGCTGGTGGTATTGAAATTGTTCTGAACGACGAAGGT